AACTTTTCGATCGCATCGGCTTCATCAGCGGTTAGTGCTGATTCTTTACGTGACCACTTGCTGGTGCTGTAGTCTGCGTATCCACCTTTAGCTGTCTTAACAACAGTAAAGTCGATTCCGTTTTGATAGTCAGTTGGTAGATTTTCTAATTCTGAATCCATCAGTGCAGATTTAACAATGTTGAAAATCTGTGGGCTGATGATAAAACGACGAATTGGATTTTCTGGAACCTTGTCTTCTTTGATTGGATTTTCGCGAACGAATCCTTGAAACAAGTAAGATTTCTTTTTCCAATACTTGCGTCCCATTTCTTCCAGGTCTTTGTCCTTGAACCAAGTACGAACTTCAGTCAGGATTGGGCACATCCCCATATCTGGCCACATTTCAATGCACGGCACTTGAACGATAACTGGTTTGCTGTCTGGTTGACCTTTGATACCTGCGAAAGGTAGTTTGATCATTTGACGTTCAACCCAGAAAAAGTTATTCTTTGGATCTGCGTCAGGTAGATATCTGATACGGGCGGTTTCGCCTTCCTTAATATTCCAGTGTGGGTAAACTGTTCCGTCGCCAAAGCTGCTGTTGCCCGCTCCGGTCTTTTTGCTTTCTTGCTCTTTGAGTTTTGCTCGAATTTCTGATAACGTCATAGCCATAATGTTTTTCTCCTTAAGATGGTCTTAGTTTGTTACTTCCATAATGCTTCGCTTTGATAAGCTAATTACTTACTACTGTAAAAGCCTAACATATATATTTATGCAATTGCAATGATATTGGTAACTATTTTACCAACTATTTTAACCAGAAATGAAAAAGCACCTTGCGGTGCCTTTTCGAATTACTTGTTAGTTCTTATAGATCTTCTTCTTTTGCTTTCTTTGCGCCTTTTTCTTCGTCTTTCTTATCGGCTTTTTCGAAATTCCACTTTTTGCCTTTATCAGCATCTGCTTGGGTTTTCTTATCTTTGCCTTTTTCTTTATCGGCGATAGCTACGTCCGGATCTTCATCGTCTTCTTCAGCTTCTTTGATAATATCCGAATATTTACGGAAGAAGTTAGCCGCTGTCTCTTCAACGTTTTTTGGCTTTTTATCTTTTTTTTCTTCAGAGTCGGTTTCAACTTTGGTTAGCCATTCTGGTTTCTTACTTTTTTTGCCGTCTTCTTTTGCTTCGAATAACGGTTGATACTGTCTAAAAAAATCTGATGCGTTGCCCATAATATTCTCCGGTTATACTATTTATTTAATTCCTGCCAATTTGCGTATATCGGTTAAGGCAGTTGATTCTGTGATAGATACTCTTGGTGCTGTTTTTGCTTCATTGATTGGAGTCTTCGCTTTCTTGCCACCATTCATACGAATTTCGTATATTTTGGCATCCATTTGACCTCTTTTATGCGCTTTCTTGAGGTATTCTTCAGCTGTTTCACGAAGCTGTGATGTATGCACGTAAAAGGGTGGCGAATCGCTTTCTACTGAATAATAAACGTGTTCGCGCATTATTGATTCTTGTGCTAGTTCTTCTTCTGGTGCTGTCTCTTGTGCTGATGATTCTCCATTTTCACCCGTGTGACCAGATTCCATATCGCCTTTAACTTTTTCAAATACTGAAGGCATATTATCTTGCAACCAATCATAAATTATTGGACGAACATCCATTTCTGGAGAACCTTTTGATGCATTGTAGATATTATCAAACAGTTGATCATCACCTAAGATGTCATATAATGCGCCAGTAGCATCACTGCCATCTATACCTGCAGGCAATACATCGGCCATCAATTCTTGCAATTTCTTAACAGCTAAATCATTATCAGGAACAGCCCAGGTTCCTTCTGAGATTTTGTCCAGGCTTTCTTCAAATGCTGCAACGTGTGTTTCAACTGCTGGTTTGTTTTTCATAGCGTGATATGCCTTATAAACGTGTGGTAGGGCTGCTTCAAGCCTGTCATCAAAATCTTTAAGAACAAACTTGCCTTTAAGTTCTTCTAAGTCAATGTCGTCCTGCAATGTGGCAGCGGGCTTCCAGCTTTCTTTATAGAATTTGTATCCTCTTGGATTTTTAAGTTTACCTAACATTTGATGTAGTGTTTGATAACGATCTTTTGCTGCACCGACCATCTCATTAGCTTCTGCATCTTCAAATGTCTTGTTTCGAGAACCCTTAATAAAGTTGCGTATCTTGCCCATCTCTTCACACATTTCTGAAACGTGTTTGCTAAAGTCATCATTGATTTGCCCGCCGTTAGCTATATGACGCGCTAATGCACGTGAACCAAGTAGATTAGTAAACGGTGACTTAAATCTTTGTCCTTCTGCATCTTCAATGTAGACCGCGTGTATTTTTCGACCGCGAGCGCCATGTATTGCTTCATCGACTGGCGCAGAGTGCCTAATAATTAGACGCGTTCCTGGTCCAATAGATTCATAACTTGTTTTAGAAGTGCCATATAACTTTCCTTCAGCCACCAAGTTGTCTTCAACTGACACTGGTTTTTCTGTTTTTGCTTGTTGTTGGATATCTTTGATGTCTAGTTGGCTGCGACTAATATCTCGTGTGTCAAATTTTAGGAGATTTCGCATTGCGAACATTCTAAGATCACGTAAAAAATCATACCATTCTGCTTTTTGACTTTCATCTAAATCGGCGCTTAGGTTCTTACCGAAATAGACTTTTAGGCTTTCTTCATTAATTAAGCTAACAGTAACATTACCAAAGTTATTTCCTGCTTTATCAATAAAGTCAAAGTTAAAGAACCTGGCCTGTGTTGGATCGGTAGTTGCCTTACCTTGTTCGTCGCCAACACTCACGCCCTCAAATCGGGCTCTGATCTTCTCAAATAATGCTTCTGCGACTCCCTCAATTTCACGTGTCATTTTTAGTCCTTGTTTCTATATTTATGCGCTTTAGCCCATTACGAACGGGAGTGGCATAACCATCGGTTCATCTATTCCACGCATTTGACTATCTAAGCCCGAATCGTAGCTTTGCATAGTCTGCATCATTCTAGTAATCAATAATGCGGCAGATACTAAATCGTCAGTGTCACCGATTCTAGCATTGTATGAGTTTCCGTCTGCAACAAACGTCTTTAGCTCACTAATTAGGTTCTTACTATTTACTGTAACCTTATTTGTTTCTATCAACTGTTTAAATTTAGCACAGGCAGACAATTTTGTCTTATTTGTAGTGGTAAACCCTTTTCGATAGCTTCTTGTTGATGTTCCCATACCTACACGTTTTGGTTCAGATAAAAAGTAACCTTTAATATTTTCTTCACCAAACTCATTGATTGCTACTAAAGTTGCTTCACCAATAGCATTGTTTTCAACGCTATAGTAAATGTCTTTTGTATTCTGAGTAGCTTCAAAAATATAATCTACAATATCTTTGAGCAATCTAACTTGAGCTTGAATCGGTGTCTTATTGTGTTGCCATTCTGCTACTTGTTCCATAGTAGGGAGTTCAAATACTTGTATTGCAGCAAAGTCTCCGCCGGTGCCTAAGCTTGGGTCTAATCCAAGCAGGTATGTTCCGCCTTTCTTAGGCCGTTTATACCATCTTACTTGTCCTTGTTTTTCAATTGGTTCTCTACCGACCATATTTGAAAGATAGATACCATTGATTAGTGTTTCTTCAAATACGATTGGTTCGCAATCGTGTTCACGACGGAAACGTTCATCTCCAATTCTTCCTCGTTCATCTGATGCCCACTTTTCATCTCTATCTGGATGTTCTGGCCATAGTGCTTTAAATGCTTTAAATCCGTTTCTTCCTACGAGTGTTTCATTTCCAAATTCATCAAAACACTTATTAGCATTTGTCCATATATCCCAAAATTGATCTTCGTCGCTGTTAGGAGTTGAAGTAATAATTGCCTTACCACCAGTTGATAACGTTGGTGATATTGAAGTCCAAAACTCTTTTGCAATTGTATTACGAACGAATGCAAATTCGTCTGCATATAGTAATGATATAGCAAGACCACGACCTGTGTTTTCTGTTGTTGTAGCTGAAATAATTCTTGAACCGTTATCAAACTCAAGACTTCCTTTGTTATAGGTTATTGCGCCTGCACGTATGTGATCTGGAATTGATTCATAAGCATAACGAATACGCTGCATAATTTCTTGAGCACCACTGTATTTGTGTGCTGCAATTAGTATCGTGCTATCTGGCACCATCATTGCATACCAAAGTAAATATCCTGCTGCGGTAGTTGTCTTACCTAATTGACGAGATAACAAGTTGACACTAAATCTATTTTCATGAAATGAGTGTGCTAATCTATCTTGGTAATCATATGGTTCATACTTTAACCTACCTCTAGTTGGGTGCTGAATGTAAAAGAAATTTTCCATAAAATAGTAAGGCCCATTTATTGGATCTGCACACTTTGCAAATTCTTGAAGTTGTTTATGGGTGTAGTTTAATGTTTTATGTGGTGTCTTAACTAAAGCAATATCAGTTGTCATTGTCGTATTTGCGCTCTCTTATAATAATCGTATTACCTTCTGGAAGCTCAACATTATTTGCAATTCTATCAGCAATTTGTTGATGTAAAAATCCAGCAAGTTCAGATTGTTTTTTAATGTTTGCTAAATCTTCAGCAGACATATATGCATCAGGCTCTAACGATTCACCTGGCGTAACAAAGTCAGCAGAGGTTAGTTTATACTGTTTCATAATTAGCTCTTACGTTTTACTGGACCACGCGGTTGAACAGGACTTTGTTTATTTGTGTCCGTTGGTTCTGTGCTAAGTCTTGGTGTTATTAGTCTTGCTGTTGCTCCAATACGCTTTAGTCCAGCATTAATAATATCTTCGTCACCCTGTGTGTAACTTAGTGTTGTAGGATTATCTTCTGTTACCCCGTCTGGTTCACCGAGATGTGGTTCATTGCGACCAGCACCGGCCATAGCTAACCCAAAACGATAGATCTCATAGTATTGCCCAATACCGTCAAGCGATTTCATACCTGGGATACAGGCTTTATGCCAGTCGTGCATTTTGCCTTCTTTTATAAATTCGTTAGCTCTCATCTTGTATTTAGCGTTTTTACGCTCGGTTTACCGAAAATATACTCTTGTATTACTGTTCCGTTGTCTAGTTTGCGCTCATATCTTCCAGTTTGGTCGAGTAGTTGCAAGTCTGAATTAGGGAAAATAGATTTTAACAGTTGCTCATCTTTAATTGCTGGTGCGCCTGAATACTTACCTACTGATGGTCCATTTGCATTACTTTCAACCCACCATCCATCTTTAGACAATTGCTCTCTAACTTTTTTAATAACACTTTTTTTGCTTTCTGGTAATCCGTCGTGTCCTACACCTTGTATTTTATATCCTACCCATGTTTCATTTGGTTTATTTTTGCGATAAAAAATAGCCGAGTCTGGTTGGTTGCAGTCGTCCCAGTCTAACACTAACCAGTCACTGCGTTTAACATCATTTAAGGAATTTACAAAGGAACCTAAGTTAGAATTTTTATAGGCATTTTGAACAAGATTGATTAACTCTTTGCCCCACTGTTCTTTATCATCAACTGAGTCAAGTAGTTCCCACTGTCCACTTTCAACAAGGAATTCATGCGCTCTCACATTAGTATCCTGCTAATTTTTTGAAGTTATTGAGTGAGTGTAGATAACCGTCTCCTTCTTCGTCTTTACCACCGTAATCATCATATTCAATATCACATGATTGAAAACTTTTCTTACCCTGATCTTTTAAATCAACGACAACAAAATTTCCATCGCCAATAATATCACTAACAGTTCCCTTTTCACCTTTAAACTGAACATCACCAGTAACTTTTACTGGGTCGCCCATTTTTAATTCTCGGTTACCGTGTTGTGTTTGTGTTGGATCTGGATGATTGGCTGCTGTTGCTCCAGACACTGGACTACTTGAATCACTTGGACCTTCGCCCAGTTCAATCAAAAATGATTCTGGCAAATAGTCC